TGCAGTAAGTACAAATCCTGCTTACATGATGAATAGCGAATTAGAAGGCGGTACTTATGTTGCACTAAAAGGGCGTGTACCTGTTCGAGTTATTGGCGCAGTGAAAAAAGGTGATAATCTTATTGCAGCTAACGATGGCTGTGCTAGTGTAGGAGTGCAGCATTCAACTGATGTGTTTGCTATTGCTTTAGAATCTAGTAACGATACTGGTGTAAAGTTAGTAGAAGCAATTATATTGTAAGGAAAGAAAATGGCAGCAGGCGTAGGACAATTAATTCAAAATACAGACTATAATTCTATTAGAACTACAGTTAACAATGTATTAGGAAGAAACACAGCAGGTTACGGCCAAACATTAGCGTCATCCGACGTAACAACTGGTAGTGTTATAACAGCATTGCAATGGTTAAATTTAAGAACTGATATGGTTAGTGCAAGACAACACCAGCTAGGTGCAGCAGTTGGCAGTGGTACTGCAACTGACGGTTTAAATTTAGTTGTTCCTGCAAGCGGTGCTTCTATTACTGAGGCATTGCGAGCACAATTTGCAGCAATGGCAACAACAATAACTACTAACAGATATGCAGTTGATAGTACTAGTGGCGGAGGTCAATTGACTGATGAGAGTCTATTAACTCGTACACAGTCTGCAACGTGGAACGGTACACTAACTCATACAGTTACTATTACTGGTAATGCAGGCGGAGACGGTGCAGCCGCAAACCTACGTTATTTCTTTAATGCTGGCGGATCATTACGTGCTAGTGCAAATATTACTACAGGCACTAGTAAAAATAACACGTGGAATACCATGTTCACTCAAATGGGTGAATTTCGAATGAATTATACTGCCACTACATACACAGGTGCTAGTGCAACAGGATCAGCTATAGGATTTGAAGATCTAACAACTAGCAATCAATTAATTGGACAAAAAGCAGCACCTTCTGGTGCGTATGCTGAAAATAGATATTATCTATATGCAAGAAAAAGTGCAGACTCTACTCAAATTATTTTAACAGCAGAATACCAAGATAATGATGCTGGCGATCCAAACTTTGACGAAGATGTACAGCCAACACTAAACTCAGTGTTTGCACAATTCCGTCCAACCGGCGTAAACGTTTCCGTACTGACACCAACAGCAGCCTAAAAGCTGTTCAAGACTAATCTACTCAAGCCTCTTGACAAGCTAACTACTATAAGTTATAGTATTAGCTCTGGAGGCGCCTGTGGACGAACGATTAGAAAAAGCATTTCAAACTGCCAATTACATGGCAAGTTTAAGCAACTTACGACGAGTTGCTTTAGAAGAATATAAACAAAATCTCATTTATTATTTTCAAGGGTCTACATTTACAGTAACTCGTGAGTTAATTGTTTTTGTACATACATTGACAGAACTTGGAAATACAGAATCAGTTATTTTAGATGATAATAACATACCACTGAACGTGGTAAATCTTAAAGAATTCCTTAACAGTATTTTAAACGTCTACAGTCTAGCCACTAATGCGTATCTAGCTAAATATGGTGAAATAAAGTCAAAACGCCGAGTTGAAGGTTTAGTTGAACTATGACACAGGGTGTACTAATTTTTGCACAAAATAATAATGAAATTGACTATGCAAAGATTTCACTATATGCTGCTCAACGAGTAGAAAAATATTTAAATGTTCCTGTTAGTTTAGTTACAGATAGTAAAGATTGGCTACTACAAAGCCAACCTACAGCTAAAACAGTTTTTGATAGAATCATAACTATTAATTCAGATACTAGTCAAACAAAGAAATTTTACGACGGAACACTTGCCTCTAAAACATTAACGTGGAAAAACCTTACTAGAAGTGATTGCTACGAATTAAGCCCTTATGACGAGACACTGGTAATTGACAGTGACTATATTATTAGTAGCAATAACTTGTCTAAAATATGGGGACATGCAAAAGACTTTTTAATTTATCAAGACAGTTTTGATCTAGCACAGTGGAGAGATGATCGAAGTTTTAGATACTTAAATCAATTGTCAATACCTTTCTATTGGGCTACAGCATTTTATTTTAAAAAGACAACTGCTAATCAAGCATTCTTTGATATTATAAAAAACATTAAATCTAACTGGAGTTATTATAGAGCACTTTATAATATTGATTCTAGCGTATTTAGAAATGACTTTGCCTTTAGTATAGCAGTATCTATGATGGGCGATGAATTTGCAGGCCCTCTTCCTGGCAAAATGAATTATACATTAGATAGAGATATCTTAGTTAAGATTAAAGATAACGCATATCAATTCTTAGTTGAAAAGAAAAACTATTCAGGCGAATATGTAGCAACTAAAACAGTCGGACTTGACATGCACATTATGAACAAATACAGTCTAACACGATGCCTTGATGAGGTACTAGTATGACACGTGGCTTTATAGTACTTGCACAAAACAGTGATGTAGATTATGTTAGACAAGCCTATGCTCTTGCATTAAGTATCAAAGCTACACAGCCTACAATCAATAATATTAGTCTAGTAACTAATGATACGGTGCCTGAAGAATACGTTAGTGCATTTGATAAAATTATTCCTATTCCATTTGGCGATCAAGCTGAGGCAAGTGAATGGAAAGTTGAAAATCGTTGGAAGTTATATCACGCTAGTCCATATGATGAAACTATTGCACTGGACGCAGATGTTTTAATTTTAGAAAACATTGAACGCATCTGGAAATTTACCAAAGAACGAAATTTATTCTTCTCGTCAAATGTGCGTGATTACAAAGGGCGTGTAATTACTGACAGAACTTATAGAAAAACATTTGAAGAAAATGATTTACCAGATTTATATTCTGGAATGTATTACTTTAAAAAGTCTGCTGAATCGTTAGAGTTCTTTAAACTGGTAGAATTTATCACTTACAACTGGCAACGAATTTTCTATGAAGTTGCACCAAAACAAACACAAAAGTTTTTTAGTATGGATGTAACATTTTCTATTGCCGCAAAACTGTTAGGAATAGACGATCAAATTATTAGCACTAACAGTCCCTTTACATTTACACACATGAAACCTGCACTTCAAAGTTGGGATCCTACACCTGAATCATTTTTAAGTCAGGCCATTGTTAATTTTAATTCTAAACGTGAATTATTTGTAAACAATTTTAAACAAACAGGCGTGTTTCATTATGTAGAAGATGCATTTCTTACTGATAACATTTTAAGGAAATTAAATGTATAATCCAGAAGAAGACATTATTCCTTATGAGCTTTTAGAAAAAGCTCTAATGAATAGTAGAATTAATTCTCTTTATAATGTATATTACGATAAAGATACAGGAAACATTTTAGCAATTACAAATGAGCCTCGCTCTGATCTTGCAAACTTTTTTGAAGTAGAATATGACATTGTAAAAGAATTTTTTAATGGAAAGAAAATTTCTTCAAACTACAAAGTTATGTTTGTTGATCAAACTACTCCTGTAATTATTTCTAAAAATGATACAGATGTTAATCTTATTAATATAGACGAAGTTCCTAATGTTGATCATTGGAACAGTATGTTTACAATTGAAAATTATCCATTGCTAAAACAATGGGGATTTCAGTTACGCCCTGATCAGCGATCAATATTAAAACAACACAATCTTAATACAGCATTTGAAATTTTTATAGTAGATAAAGATTATAATAATATGTTGATTAGATCTATTAAAATATTGTTAAAAGATTTGCTTGACGATGATAGAATTTATATTGAACACAAATTACACAAGGAGGCAGATGTTGAAAACAGAATCTTTGTAAGAAAGTTTTTTTCAACAATTGGGTATCAAATATTATATGACACAAACAGTTAAAATTTTAGACTACGATATTATCTATCTTAGTTACGACGAGCCTAACGCGGAAAAGAATTACGCTGACTTATTAACTAAAGTGCCTTGGGCAAAACGTGTCCATGGCGTTAAAGGTAGCGATGAAGCACACAAGGCATGTGCTAGACTAAGTGACACAGATCGTTTTGTTACAGTAGATGGTGACAATATTGTCCGTGAAGATTTTCTAAATCAAGAAGTCAACTTTGAAGAACACAAAGATTTATCCAAGTGCGTTATTTCATGGGCGGGCTATAACGTAGTCAACGGACTCATGTACGGCAATGGCGGCTTAAAATTATGGCCTAAACAGTATGTGCTAGACATGAAAACGCATGAAAACGCACCCGCTGATGATCCTAATGCACAAGTAGATTTTTGTTGGGATGCAGAATATATTCAGATGAATAGCTGTTACAGTGACGTATATAATAATGCAACTCCATTCCAGGCATGGCGTGCAGGATTCCGTGAAGGTGTTAAAATGTCATTAGATCGCGGAGTCAAGACTGCTAACAAAGAATTTAAAAAAGAAATACACTGGAAAAATCTACAACGATTACTAGTATGGCTTAATGTTGGTAGAGATGTGTTAAACGGTGATTGGGCAATAATGGGAGCCCGAGAAGGCTGTTATATGACAAACTGTACTGACTGGGACTATGTTAATGTTAGAGATTTTGATTGGCTAGAAAGTTATTGGCGAGATAAAGGACATGGACCTGCAACTGATTTAGAGTATCGAATTAACTGGTTAGGAACAGAATTAAAAAATGCACTTGATTTAGAAATTGCAAATCTTGATGCAGATGCTAGTAAATTTTTCAAAGAAGTACACATACAACAATATAGGACAGGAACTGGTTTCTTAGACAAAGAATGAATAATGATATTATTTTTTATTACAAAAATAAAACCGAAAATGTTAGAAAATTAATTGATACTCTAACAGTTACATATCCTTATGCAAAATTTAAACAGCATAGTGGTTCTGTAGATTCTCTATCTAAACAGGTAACTTTTATAACCTCGATGGCATGGTTAATTGATATAGAAGTTCAAGGTTGGGAAAAATTGATTGACTATAAAGTTGAAGAGTGGGATAAACAATATTTTCATGTATTCGAGTCTAAAACTGCTAAAATTTATCTAGTCCCTAAAAATACATCCGGTGAGCAGTTAGATAAAAAGTTTGTTTATACTGATATTATATCGTACCTTGCATACGATGTATTTTTTATTCAGTACGATGAAAATAATGCTAATAAAAATTTGAGATATTTAAAAGAAAAGCGATCTGATGTAAAACTTATCTCAGGTGTTAAAGGCATTTTTAATGCACACTTAGCCGCAGCTAAACAATCAGTTACTGACTTTTTCTGGGTAGTAGACGCAGATGCTACAGTAATAGACGCATTTGATTTTCATTATACAGTTCCAGAATGGGATTTTGATGTAGTGCATATTTGGAAAAGTATAAATCCTATCAATCATTTAGAATATGGTCACAGTGGTATTAAGTTAATTCCTAAACACTTAATTCTAATGGCTGATGAAGATACTGCGGTAGACGTTACTACCAGTATTGGAGCAAAGATCAAAATAATAGATGAGATATCTAACATTAACAATTTTGCAACTAACCCATTTAATGCATGGAGAGGTGCATTTAGAGAGTGTGCTAAACTAGCATCGGGCGTCATTGATAGACAAGTGCAAGAAGAAACTAACGAGCGTCTACTAGCTTGGACTTCGAAAGGTGGAAGCCGACCTTTGGGCGAATATGTAAAAGGTGGTGCTAGTGCAGGGGAATGGTACGGAAAAACATACAAGGGCGATAAAATCGCCCTTGCTATGATTAATGATTATGAATGGCTAAGAGAACAATTTGAAGCACATATCAAATTGTTCCCTCCAGAAATGTTTTTAGATAAAGATCAAGAAGAAACTAAACCTGACATCATAGGAAATACTGTTGCAATTACAGATGCACACGCCTTAGCAACTTCCTGATGCTCTTTCTGTGTGCCGTTAGCACTACGTAATTCAATAAAGTGAATCCAAGAGCGTAGTGTTCCGTTCATATAAATTCTACTTTCAATAAGCCCTTCTGGTAAAACAGCTCGGGCTTGTTCTTTGGCAATACCGTTTTTAATTGCCCATTCATACTCACGTTGTGCCGCATAGATAACTCGTTGTTGCGCACGGAACCATTCGTTCTGTAGCAACGTGTCATCTGTTTCTACACTGTTTTGTCTATTCTTAGTGTCTTGCAGTCTAGCTTCTCTAGTAACAAAGTTGAGATCCTTTGTTGGATCAGCGTAACGTTGGCTAAACTCTTGAAAACTAAAACTTCTGTGTCTTAGAATTTGACGAGCAATATCACGTGTTGTTGTGATTTCAATACAAGCACTAACCATTTCTAATGGACTCCAGTGCTGGTGTTTAACTAGATACTTGATTAATTTCTCGCTAGTTTCAGTATTAAATTGATTACTAGGATTACTTACTCTTGCACAATATGCAATTAATTCTTGAGCATCTGCAATTCCCATATCTGCAAATTCTTTAGTGGGTTGACTGAAGCTAAGTAATTTGACATTCATTTTAGTTTTCGCTTTCTTAAAAATTTATTTGTATTTTTGATCATGTCTTTTTTAACTCTCTCTGTGTCTAATTTAAAATCAACATTTTCGATATCACTTTCGTATGATGACAGCATTTCCTTGAGATTCTCTTCAAAAGAATCCCAATTATCTAAAGCCTGTTTAGAACCTATTTTTATTTCCCAAACTTTTGAATTTTTAAAAGTAACGGTTATTGAGTCAAGATATTGCAGGGGAACTACATTTAGTGTAATTTCCCCGAATACTTCAGGCCAGTGTTCAACTACGTCTTTGGGAAACTGTTTCCCTTTAGTCACTCTTTCTCAGCTACTTTTTTCTTAGTTGGTACTAGGTCTTCTGCAAGTCTGCGAAACTTTGCAGCTTCTTTGGCTAACTTATCTGCCTGACTACGATAATGCTTTGCAGCTTCTTCCGGGCTAGCACTAGCAGACAACTCAGTTTGATTTACACTAGCACTAGTTGTTCTAGTAAGATCATCTGATAACATTTCAGTGTCTGCTGGTAGTTTGCTGATCTTTGCTAATTCTTGTACTTCTACATTATATTTTGGATCACGTTTAACAGCAAGATCTTGCACACTGATACCTTGTTGTTCTGCAATCAACTGATTTAAATCTGATAGCATAATTGTAGATTGCATAGTTGGCACCATCTCAATTGTATCAGTTGGCATTTTAGTTAAAAGTCCTTTAACATATAAGCTAGGTAACATCGTGCTACCATCAGAGAACATGCCTCTTGCTAACACTTCGCTAAATTCATTTGCATTTTGCGCCGCTGGAGATTCAACTAAACTAACAAGTTGATCGTGATAATCGGGTTCTAAACTCTCTGTTTGAATAATTAGGCAATTAAATGCATCGTTAGGTAGTGATCTAAACACTACCATACATCTACGGCCTGTCTTTTTAATTCTTCCTACATGTTTTAAGGATTGCATATTAAGCTCCTTGCTTAGGTTGCTTTGCTACTGTATCTAAAAATGCAGTTAGTTTGTTGTATGTTTGACCGACAGCCATCATTTCATTTGGTTTAAATGAACCTCTTGAACTGGCAATATCGATAATAGTTTTCATTGCTGCAAGATCACTGATAGTAAGCTCAGTATTGTCTTGTGCAGTGGGTGCTTCTGCTTCCGGTGCAGTTTGTGATTTAGTTTCTTCAGTCATAAGACCTCCTTATATAAATTATATATGCTTATTAATTATCTGTTAGGCAAGATGTGGACAGGCAAGTTTGAAGAAGCTAAGTTCTTTTTCTGCTTCAAACCCAATTTTAGTAACATATACAATAACATTATCGACTAAATCTACACTTTGTCCTACATAGTATCTACTGTTAAGATTATTATAAATCCAAGACTCTATACTTTTATGATAAGTTGGTGTATATTTAGGCAATAAGGTATAGTGAAAATGATGAGCAGGAAATGCTACTTTTCTTAATCCTAATGCGTTAAGTGCATTAACTTTTCCGTTCTTTAATGCCATTACTTATGACCTATAATCATGTATCTAGTAAATGACCCGCTTGGGAAATTAAATTCTTTAGTGCCTTCAAATAGCGGCACCGAAAGCGGGTACATTTTTTTAAAGTGTTCTAAACTAGTGGGTTTATTTACGTGATCGTCAATGTCTAAATCGTTACCTTGAAGTATGCATAGCATACCTTCATGTATATTATTAAACCATTCTTGACTGTTAAAATGTTCTGTTGCAGTATTTACAACACAGTTAGTACCGTCATCATATGCTAGTGTGTTAGCATCTTTAGGAATTGCTTTGAACTTCCAGTCGTCCATTTCCCAAGTGTTATTAACCGCATTTGCTACAGAACACGCACTCGCATCAAAATCGTAACTACGGCACCATTCGATCATTTGCCTGCCACGTGACTTGAGAATAAAATGAAGAAGCCCATACCATCCTCCTAAGATTGTAATCCTAAGGATATGAATATGAGCCGCTATTTTTTCTAATTCCTCAGCGGCCCAAATCTTACTTTCAACTTGGCCCGCTGAAAATGCATCACTGTCAATTTTTAAATTCATAGTATGCGTGAGCACCAAATGGAGGAACAATAGTATTGTTACCGTGGATCACAAAGAACGTGTCACAGTAGTTTTCATCACCCCAACTGCCGTAAGGATAACCGTCTGTAAACATGATAAACTTTTTAGGCATAATATCATGTGTCTTCATGTAATCCCAGTTAACGTCAAACTCGGTTCCGCCACCACCCATTACTTCATATTCCATAATGTCAGCGCCGTAGCCGTCAAAGTCTTGTTCGTTGTAGACCTTAGTATCAAAACACCAGAGTTTAATCTTGTACTCTTTGTACTCATCCATAATGCCTTTAACTTCTGAGATAAAGTCTTTAGCTTGATCATCACCGATTGACCCAGACATGTCAATACCAATGCAGATATCAATAGTTTCGTCGTAATTAGTGCCTGGCAAGATAGCTGACATGTGCCAACCCTTACGGTTAGGACGCATAAAAGTATAGTCGTTTTTAATTGTACTTTGAATTTGTTGACGCAAAATTTCACGCCAGTTCATCTTTGGCTCTGTAAGCTCTTTAATCATTCGACCAATTTCAGCCGGTACATTTCCCGCACCCGCTGCCTGAGCCGCAGTCATCATAGCTTCTTTGATCTCATCACGGATTTGCTTGAGCTCTTCTTTAGAGTAAGCAGGCTGACCATTTTTGCCTTCTTTCTCCCAGTCAATGTGTTCGTCTAACAATTCACCGAGAGCCTGCAATTCTTCATCGTCATACTGCTCATAAATTTCATCATAGATCTGTTCTGAGCTTTTGCCGTAGTGAGCAGTGTCGTGGAAGATTTTAATCTTAGGCGGAACTTCACCAATTCGATCGCGGACTAACGTACCGTTAACTGAGTAGTCAGCGGCAATATTCCATATTTTACGTTCACGACCTTCTACACGAAGCATGTGCTCAAAAACGTTGTGCAGAATTTCGTGTGCAACAACAAACTCAACCTGCTTAGTTGACAAGTCTGCAAAAAAGTTTTTATTGTAATATAAATGACGTCCGTCTGTAGCGGCAGTAGCACACCAGTCTGTAGCGTCTTCAATTTTAAGACGAGTAGCCATATTGCCAAAGAACGGATGACGTAGTAGCAATCCGACACGAGCCACTACAATTTTA